CAACTTGGCGTATCTACTTGCATCAATACCGTGGTCTAAGTACTTGCGAGGAGTATCCAGAAGGATGCCTGACCTTGTACGCTCGTAGACATAGTTTCTTAGTTCCTTGATTAGATTGACTGACCTCTTAGTCACTACAAACGGCTTTGCCTTCATTAACGCTAATCCTCCATCAACAGAGCCTCTAAACTTCTTTACTCCCATTATTTGTACACCGTGCTGTCCTAATTGACGGATAACGGTCTCGTGTGACGGATCAGCAACAACCATACGCCTAACGTCCCCTGCACGTATAACAGCCATCAGCTTGTTAAAGCCAAACCCTGCCTCGTAGTGTATCTCGTCATAGTAGTCCACACCATCGTGTTGCCATAGGTCGATTAGTGTTGTTGGGTTAGATTCTCCAAAGTCCATACCTGAGCAGATGTATCTTGCGTTCTCAGGTAACTCACCAACTGACCAAACAGATGGAGGGAATATAACGCCTGTCGGTGTACCTACCTCACCAAGACCATACACTTGCCACCAATCAGGATCGTGCTTCCTGCTTTCTATGTTGTCAATCGTCACTTGGTCAAGTGCCTCGTTGTGCGTGTAGTTTAGTTTGACAAATCGCACCTTGTCTCTGAAGTCTTGCTCAGGATGCCCAAGTATCTCGGTGTGCGCCCAAAATTCTGCAACAGGGTTAAAGTCAATGATTGACCACTTGCGTGTCCTGATAAACAACTCCGACCACGCCTCGTAGCTGATGTTGTTGGCTTCGTTGATAAACAGGTAGTCACGCCTTGCACCTCTCAGCTTATCGCCTTGATCTGCACTAAAGAACTCAAACGTTGCCTTCTTGATATTGTAGGTGTGGCTCGACTTGTTGTGTTGCCGTTCCCTGTACATATCGTTAGACGTTAGGATAGTAAAGAAGTCACGCATCGCACCACGCCTTAGATGTGGCAATGACTCCGATACAATGCTTATTAAACCCTCAAGGCTGTTCTTGTGTGCTGCTAAGATTAGGTATTGCAGGACTGCATACGTCTTACCTGCTGACGTTCCACCTTGCACGATAACAATACGACCATCGTCTTGTATTGCCTCGCCTACTTGTCCAAATGCTGATGTTGTTCTCAAATGTTATGCAGTACGTCCATAGCAATCTGTGACATTGGTTGTATCACAATTTGTGGCTCTCCTGTGTTCTCTATCTCTTGGCGTTCAACATAACCTCGCTTCTTGCCTTTGGTCTTTAGGTAGAAGATCGTTGCCGTTGTATTACCGTCCTTTATCTGTTTGTGTAGGCTTGACTCTGCAAAGTCTAATGCGATGTCCTCCACGTCCTTGATGGCTGACTTGTAGTCCTTGTCCTCTCGCATCCATCGGTAGTGTGTTTCTCTGCTAATGCCGACAGCCTTGCAAGCACTTGTTACAATGCCAAGAGACTTCTCCATCGCCTCGACCATTGCCTTTTTGTTGATGTCACTTTTTGTCATATCTCTTTCCGTTTATCTTAACCTCAAGCGTTGAGTCAAGGTTAATCATTCTATCTATTATCACTTGGCAGTACTTAGGATCTAACTCCATACCGTAGCACTTTCTGTTTAACTGATGTGTTGTTATCATTGTTGAACCTGAACCAAGATAACAGTCTAAGACAAGGTTAACTTGATTTTTAGAGTGTCGGTCAGCATACTCAAAGCACCACTTCATTATTTCAATTGGTTTTTGTGTTGGATGCTTTTTGTCCTCTCTATTTGCTAAGGCCCTTGAATACTCTTTAATCCTTAAAGCGTTATTGTACGAAGTCCACGCCATCTCTCCATCGGCTAAGCTAAAACCTCTTTGCCCTTTATCCCATATAAGCCATCCCATTGTTGGAGGCAAATCGTCTGTGAAATAGTTGCCACCCCATATAATTTGATTGTCTGTTATCTCACAAAGGTATTGCAAAACTCCACTTTCAGGCTTACTTTCGTCCCATCCTCCGTCATATTGTTTCCATCCAAACTTTTCTTGTCCCAAAGACATACTGCCTGCGTATCCTATTCCATAAGGTGGATCAGTAAGTAGCAAGTCTGCCTTCTCGCCATTCATCAGCTTTGCCACTTGGTCGGAGTCCGTGCTATCCCCACACAACAACCGATGCTCGCCTATCTCTATAAGGTCTCCAAGCACAACGTCAACTTGTAAGTTGTCAGGCTCTTCGTAGTTGTCCTCTTCGGCTTCCAATACCTCAACGTCCATATCAGGCAAGTCTAAACCCCAATCATTTAGGTCAGAAACGTCCCACTCGTTTGCAAGTAGTTCCCAATCCCAATCCCCAAAGCCAACGTTGTCCTTGATAATAAACTGCCGTTGCTCCTCCTCTGTTAGGTCATCAGCGTAAACAACAGGCACTTCGGTTAGTCCTATCTGCTTACACGCTTTCAGTCGCATATTGCCACCTAACACAATGTTGTCCTTGTTTAGTACAATAGGTCGCAGCTCAAGCATACGAGGAAACTCCTCGATTGACTTTACCAACTTAGCAAACTTGTCCTTGTTTATACTTCTTGGATTGTTAGGGTTCTGCTTAATCGCAGACAACTTCATTATTGTAGTGTTCATCGTACCTTAAATATATTATTACTAAGCTCTAGGTGTAAAATGCGTTTGTCAACAATGTCTTGAGGATCAATAGACAACCCTTTGTACCTAACCTCGAAGTGCAGGTGTGGCCCTGATGAATGTCCTGTGCTTCCTACTATGCCAACAGGCCTGCCTTTCTTTACCCAATCGCCATCTTTTACAAGCAACTCTCTCAGGTGTGAGTAGTACGTTTCTAGTCCGTTTAGGTGTGTGATAATTACAAGATACCCATATCCTCCGTTGTGTCCTTTCTTTGCGTATCGCACACGCCCTGTCCAAGCACTTCTTACTGTGTCTCTGTTGTTGCGTGATATATCAAGTCCGTGATGAATGCGACCATTGCGCCAACCGTGTCCACTAACTAAGACACCATCGACAGGAAAGTGCATATCTGTTATCTGTATCGTTGCCTTGCTCGGCAGGTTTACAGGTTTTATGTGTATCTGTGCTTTTGCAGTAAATGCCCATAAGAGCATTACCATTGTATAACGACAAACCATAATATTAGTATTGTTCCTGTTATAATAAAAAACTCGTCCATTAGCTGTTGTCTTGTTTGTATTTGTTGCACGCATCCTCAAGTATAACAAACAAACCCTGATGCACTTTCATTACAGAACACAAAGCGTCCACTACGTCATTGTGATTGCCCTCTATTTTGTAACTAAGCCACTCAGGTGGTATGCCTTGTATCTCTATCTTGACTTGATCTTTTGCCATTACAGACTTGTTAACATATCAAGCAACTCCTGTTGTGGGAACATATCGCTTTTGTACTTGTTGGTGTTGCTGTGTGTCCATAGTCCTTTAACTCTGCCGTAGTATGCGTCAACGTTCCACTCAAAGGCTGCTGCACCTTTATCCTTTACAAGCTCAGGCAATCCCTTTCTAACGTCAATGTTGTCTCTGTTGCCAATAAACTCGATTAGGTGCTTTAGTGCGTTCAGTTGCTTGTCGCTGTATCTGTGCCAATACTGTTTGTTTTTAAACGCCTTGTCAAGCTTAACAATCTGGTCCTCGTGGACTTTGTGCCCTGCGTAACATTTGCCGTCTTTTATGTAACTAAAGTTGCACACCTCGATACCAACGCTGTCCGTGTGCATTGCTTGGTTGCCGTTCTTGCCTAAGTGCCAAGCATAACCACCATCAGGTATACACTTGACGATTTCGCCATCATACTCAAAGTCTGTGTTAAAGATTGACGGCCCTCCAATAACAAACTCCGTAGCAATACGGCCACGATTATCACGTCCCCAATTGTCAATGCACTTGTAAGGATTGTGCCATCCTGCTGTGTGATGCAAGAATAAATACTCTTTTTTAGTAGGCCCTTCCAGATACTCGCCTTTCGGCAGGTAGTGGTTTCTAATGTCTAAGTCTGCAAAGTGTTCAGGTTGTGTGTCTGCTTCTTGCTTGTCTGTGGTTGCAAGCTGCAACATTGTCCAGGTCTTAGGGCCAACAATGCCGTCAGGCCATAGTCCTTTGTTCTTTTGATACTCCTTTACGAAGTGTTCTGTGATCGGCCCAAATATGCCGTCAACGTCAATTCCAAGTGCTTCTTGGATAACTCGCACATTGTCTCCTGTGCATCCTTGATATAATACTACCATAATCTAAAAATAATTAAAATTGTTTACGCTATTCTTCACACACGGTTATAATGCCTCCGTTGATCACATCGCTACCAATTAACACCACACTTCCATTAGGGTTAACGTAGAAGAATCCAGTATCTCTACCTCCTCTAATCATTTTGCTTAACTCAGTAACTTCTGTGCCTCTGCAAAACAATGTGGTCATTTCTCCGTTGTACTCTATGTCAATTCTTGTTTTCATAATTATATAATTAACGTCCTTGTCCTCTGTATTTTTTGCGATAATTCTTGGACATAGGACTGTTTTGTGTCTTTTTTTTAGAATGTACTCCTTTACGTTTTATGCGTTTATTTGCAATAGGCTGTGAACCGTATTTAACTTTTGCCATAGTATTGTCGTTTCAACGCCTCTTTGCGTTCATTAAATAATTCATAACGCTCCTGCTTTTCGTGTTCCTCAGGTAGCATAAGCATAATGTTGTCAGGGTTAAGTTTAAAGGCAGGATAACTTCCTTTGCTTAGTATGTGAGCAAATTGCCAATGCCATCGGTAATCGTGGCGTGGAAGTAACGGCTTACCAGATACCTCGCTTACGTGTTCACGAGTTGCCCAAACAAACTCAAACAGTTCATTCTGACTCTGCATAAGTTTTAACGACTGCTGTGAGTATTTTCTCCACCACCTCATCGTTTTTCATTAATGCAAGCAACCCTTCGGCACACTTGTTTGCATCACCGTGCATTCCTGCCGTCACTACGCCTTTACTATTGACATACACTACAAGGGCGTGGTCAATGTCCTGAGGCACAGCGTCCTTGATTTTCTGTCGT